GTGTAATATAAATACTGGTGAAATATGAGGAGGAGGTGTAGTGAATAAAATTCTAAAACAAAAACAAAAGTTTTATAACAAGGTGTTGCGTATTGCTCGTATAAACCAAATGTACATGGAACATGTTATTAGCCGTTACAATACACTTCACGAAAGTAAACGTATGGACAAATTGGAACGTAAACATGGTAGGGTATTAGATTGGGATAACAAGGGTAGTTTAGGTGAAAGATTATATTTCGTCCCTCTATGTACTACTGTAAAAGGTAAGATGGTTAGCTTAAAAAGGTCAAGAGGTATAACCAAAGCTCAATATGAAGCAGAAAGTTTGGAGGTGATTTAATATGACTGAACAACGTAGACGTATCCAAGAGTTAAACATGCTGATCACTAAACGTGAAGATTACCTTCGTCACTTAAACAGTGAGGTGTGTAAAACTAATGATGAGTTGTCTACATTGAAAACAGAATATAATTTATTGAATAAAGGAGAATAATAACATGTCACATAAAATTACAGTAGAGTTGGAAGTCACAGAAGGTTTGTTGAATTACTTTGAGCGTGTAGCTAAAGCATATAATAGTACTGTAGAAGAAGTTATGGTTGCACGTTTACGGTATAGTGGTAACAAAGATAATGCAGAAGGTGGTTTGGATGAATGAATATAATTTAGTATTTGAAAAAGGTATTTACATTTGTGCTGCAACAGTACAATACACACCACCACAAGGTAACAAATACACAGCAGATAGCGATGTAGATTATGAAGGTGACTTCGACATTATTGATATGTTAGTATGGGAAAGTGACGATGAAACACAATATCCAGTTGACAAACATTCGATCACATGGGAAGATGTAATACGACATTATGAAGTTATGATGGAAACTACACAACTAGAATATGAGTTGGCTTCAGTGGAAGATAACGAGGATTTCTGGGAGGATTAGATTATGTCCGAGGGTTATATGGTTAACTGTAAGAAGATGGCTACAATCACGCCTGAGGAGCTTACAGCTTGGTTTGAGACATACTGCACTGAGTATACGGATAACTCAGATATGCATCAGGTATTTGCTGACAAACTTCACATTGAACGCTATAGTGCTAAACAGTTGGCACATAGAATTGCATATTCAAGTCACAAAGGTTTGCTTAATTTAGGTCATGGAGTTGGAGGGGTAAAGTGATGCGTAAATATATAGAGGTGGATGATCCAGAGGTTGGTTTGGTGCAGGTAGTAAAGGTGTTGAATCTGGGGTTATCATGTATGTAAGGGATGTAGAAGTGGTGTTCACTATCTCCGAGTTGCTTATGATGGTAGAAGAATGTGAGAAGGTGGAGGGTTAATTATTGAAAAAGGTTGAGTTGTGGAGTGATGGTTCTGCCCTTAAAGCTGAAGACGGTAAGTTTCATTGTGGGGCAGGTACAGTATTAATATTCAAGGGTAAAGAAAAGCATATATCTACACCACTACCAGATGCCACTGTTAATATAGCAGAACTTAGTGCAGCTATCATTGGACTAGAGGCGCTAAAAGAGGTATGCTCGGTCACCATACACACAGATAGTCAGTATACTATTGATTGTGTAACTAAGTGGTATGCTGGGTGGTGCAAGAAAGGTTGGAAAACACAGGCTAAAGAGGATGTAAAAAACAAACATTTGATACAGCGTCTTCATTCTCTGTGTCAAAAACATACCGTTGAGTGGGTTAAGGTAAAAGGACATTCAGATCTGCATTATAATGATCTAGCTGACCGATTAGCAGTACAAGCAAGTAACTTAGTTAAAAGTGGAGGGTGTTGATGAGTGAAGAAGTTGGTATGAAGACTTATAAGAAAGGTGGAAAGAATAACCCTGCGTCAATTGAAGTTAAACAAAGTGCTGGTTATGGTACAAACAATTGGTATGAAGAAACAGTTGATGAGGTAAACAAACTACCAATTACTGCTGTACCTAAGCAAAGTATTTTAAAGGAAGACGCACAGTACTTCGGAATTAGGTCTAGAATAGACCCAAATGATAGCTCTAAGTTACTGGCAACTTATTTCCCATACCCAAACCAAGAAGGTGAAATTACAGGTTATAAGAAAAGAGACTGGACAGTTGCGAAAGAGCATCCAAGACACTTTACAACGGTAGGATCTGTTGGGGTGAAGTCTATGTTGTTTGGTCAAAACAAGTGTAAACAAGGTGGTAAACTACTAGTACAGATTGAGGGTGAAGGTAGTACTGTTGCTGCATATCGTGGTATGTTAGACTCACTTAAAGGTACTAAATGGGAGGGTAAGATCACTCCTAATGTTGTAGGTTTAAACTGTGGTGCAGGTAACGCACAAGAGTCTGTAGCACACAATGAAAAGTTTATCCGATCTTTTGACTTATATGTATTGGGTTTAGATAGTGATAGTGCGACTCCTAAAGAAGCATTAATGGGTATTAGAAAAGGAAAAGAAGCTACAGAAGATATCGCTTCCTTCTTATTATCTGATAATTTAAGGATTGTGGATTATGGTGAATACCTAGACCCACGAGAGATGTATGATGACGGTAAGAGTGTTGAACTTGGTAAGTTATTAAGTTTTGGTCATGAAAAGTACAGTCCAGAAAAAGTAATATCTGGTGATGATGCATCTTTAGATGACTTACTTGAACCACTTAAAGAAGGGCACTACTTAACTAGATACCCATTATTAATGAACAAAATTAAAGGTTTAAGGGTAGGTAATGAATTAATTACATACGCAGCTTTTTCTGGTATAGGTAAGAGTACGCTGAGTCGTGAGTTTATGTGGGAGTTGAATAAGGCAGGGTACACTACGGGTGCTATCTTCCTAGAAGAACCTACTAAGAAAACACAACAAGCATTACTTGCCTTAGAGTTAGGTGTTATGCTACCAGAGTTTAGGGCTAACCCTTTAAGTGTTTGTACTCGTGAAGAAGCACAAATTGCAAAAGATACTGTGTTATCAAATGGTAGGACATATTTTCTTAATCACTTTGGTAGTTTAAAAGTTGAAAAGCTTATGCAGCAGATTAGATATTTACACTTTATTTGCGGTTGCCAACATATCTTCCTAGACCATGTTAGTATGGTAGTGGCAGGACTTGAGTCAAATGAGCGCAAAGATCTTGATATGCTATATGAAGCACTTGCAGCTTTTGTTACAGTAAATGACGTAACTATCCATGCAGTATGTCATTTAAAGCGTGTTGAAGACCATAAACAAACTAAAGCTAGTAAGGATGATGACCCACAACCTTATTGGAGAGAAGTACGTAAGGAAATGCTTCGAGGATCGTCAGGAATCGAGCAAATGTCCTCACTTATCATAGTGTTAGAGAATTTAGTGATGCCAGATGGTACTCGTGGACCAGTTAGGACTAGGGTAGAAAAGAATAGGGAGTGGAGTTTCTTAGGTACTTGTGATGTTATGAACATGGGTGAGGATGGTAGGATGTATGTGTGTGAAGAGCCTACTATAAAACCCAGAGAACCTAGAACATACCAACCTAAAAAACAAGAAAATACGGTATTCAAAATGGACTTTACACCACAACCTGTAACACCTGTAGTATTACCTACAGCAATACTTTAAGGAGTGTAGTTTGAAACATATAAGTAACTGGAGGCTTGGTACAGTATTTGATATAGAGGCTAACGGCCTCTTGGATGAAGCTACTATATTCCATGTACTCTCTTTCCAAATGGCTGATGGTAGGTCAGGTAGTATTGAAGGTACAGACCATGTAAGGTTTAAAAAGTTTCTCCAATATCATATTGACAATAAAATACCTGTGGTTGGTCATTACATGGTTCTGTTTGATGTACCTCTATGTGAGAAATTACTAGACATAGATCTATCTGAATTGATGGTTATTGATACAGTAGCACTATCTTGGTACTTGAACACTAAAAGGGAGTTGCATGGTTTAGACTCTTTCCATGAAGATTATGGTATTGCTAAACCTAAGATTGATAACTGGGATGACTTATCTTATGAAGAGTATAAATTTCGTTGTGAAGAAGATGTAAAGATTAACGTTGCACTATGGAAAGATTTTATGTTTAGGTTAGAAGAAATCTACACTATAACAAAACACTGTATAGATAATGGTAAAGTTAATCCTAAAAGGTTAAGTAGTAATGAGGTGGTATACTTAGATCGTTACGTAGGTACTAGTAGTGTGGATGAATACATAAATAGAATATTAACATTCTTAATGTTTAAGATGGACTGTGCTAGGTTACAGGAAAAGACGAGATGGAAAGCTGATGTTGAAAACATTGAGCGTGTTCACAAAGAGTTGAGTGTAATAATTGAAGAGGCTAAAGAGGATCTTGAATCTATTATGCCACCTATACCAAAGTATGGTAGTAGAAAGAAACCTGTAACACCCTATAAAAAAGATGGGACTATAAAGGTTGCAACTACCAAGTGGAATCAAGCTATTGAAAATATAGGTAAGGCTGATGAGTATGGAAACAATCTCACCAACTTCACAGAAAGTGAAAATGAAGTCTCTGTAATTAATAAATATGAGAAGCCAAATGCCAACTCTCCAGACCAGCTTAAGAAACTCTTCTACTCACATGGATGGGTTCCAGAGACTTTTAAGTATGTTAAAGACCCAGAGGCAATGGAGTTGTGGGTTAAAGGTGGTTTTAGGAAAGAAGATAAACCTATACCAAGGAAAATACCACAAATAAATATTGATGGTGACGATGGTAAAGAGCTTTGTCCTTCTATCTTAAGACTTACTGAGAGTGAACCTAAGATATTAAAGTATGATAAGTATACTATGGTTAAACATAGATTAGATACTATCAAAGGGTTCTTACGAGACTTGTCTGAAGATGGTTATTTAAAGGCTAGGATTGGCGGATTTACAAATACTTTAAGAATACGTCATCGTGAGCTTGTAAACCTAGTTGGTGTTGACAAACCTTATGGTGAAGATTTAAGAGGTAGTTTAACTTGTCTAGATGGTGAGGTTTTACTTGGTAGTGATTTATCATCACTAGAGGATAGAACAAAACACCATTTTATGTTGCCTCATGATCCAGATTATGTCGCTACTATGATGGCAGAAGACTATGATCCACATATCCTAACAGCACATTCTGCAGGGATGGTTAGTGATGCCGAACTACAAGGATTTAAGTTGAAGACTTTGGTTGGAGATATCAAAGAAGCAGTAGCAAAGGCACGTAAAGGGGGTAAGACTACTAATTACGCTTGTGTTCCTGTAGAAAACACAGAGGTACTTACTAAAAATGGGTGGAAGTCTTACTCGGAACTATCAGAAGGGGATAAGATACTTTCTTATAACACCGTGACTGATATCTTAGAGGAAGATGAGTTACTTAAATTACATTTCTTTCCTAAACAACCTATTATAAGTATGGGTAACAAATGGTGGGATATAGAGAGTACTGAGGATCATAGATGGTTTGGTTGGCAGAGAAAAGCAACTGGACACACGAGAACCAACAACTTAAAGAGGTATAAAGAGTATGGTTTTAAAACAACTGGCGAAGTAAATAGTGAGTTTAACATTATAAACTCTGCCACCTACAATAATAAAGATGTGAATTCTATAACAGTAGAAGAGGCAACTTTGATTGGTTGGATACTCTCAGATGGTTATTACAAGTGGTCTAAAGACACTCAAAAAACATCCTCGTCTTTTGGTAGTAAGAGGTGTGTCATAGGTATGGTAGCACAGGCAGAGCATAAATATTATAAGGAAGTTGAAGATTGCCTTAATATCTTAGGTACTCCCTATAGGAAAGATATTGATACAGGTGGTGTGAAGACATCTCCAGTTTTTAAATATTGTATATCTAGCCCTTGGTTAAGGGTTTTTCTTGATAGGGTTGTTGGTTGTAGAAAAGATAAACACGAAGTTGACTGGGTAAGTTGGGTACTTAAATTATCCGACGAAGCAAGGGAGGGTTTTCTCTATTCTTTTTGGTTAGCCGATGGTGATAGTAAGGGTAAACTTTTTAATAAAAATATGAGGATTACTCAAAACAAAGGTAATATTTGTGAAGCTGTGGAGTTGGCTATGTTCTTTACAGGTAAGAAAGTAACTTCTAATGTAAAGGTGGGTGAATGTTTACTGTTGACTCAAATGTCTAGGGGGTACACCACGGCACAAGAGTTCAATAAAAAACATGTCGGTAATAAAGATGTATTCTGCCTTACAACCAACAACAGTACCTTTATTATTAGGCAAAAAGGTAATATAACTATCACTGGTAACTGTGTTTACGGTGGTTCACCAGAGGCAATCGCAAGAGGGGGTGGTATAGACATTAGCCTTGCAAAGCAACTACATGAAGGTTATTGGAAACTTAACTGGAGTGTTAAAGCTATCGGTGAAGAGCAATGTGTGTTTGAAGACTCACGGAAGCAGAAGTGGCTTATTAACCCTATTAATGGATTTTGTTACTCACTAAGGACAGAAAAAGATAGATTCTCTACCCTAGCACAAGGGACTGGTAGTTTCTTCTTTGATATCTGGGTAGATAATATCTTAACAGAGATGGAACGTGTGTTTAAAGTTAAGAAGTTAACTGGTTGTTTTCATGACGAATATATTGTCGCATTTAAGGATAGCCCTAAAGCAAGGGCTATGATGGAGAAGATAACACTTGATGCTATTGAGAAGGTTAATACAACTTTTCTACTTAGACGTAACCTTGGGTGTGATGTTCAGTTTGGTCAGAAGTACTCTGGCATACATTAAACAAGATTACCTCCCTCGTGGAGGTTTCTTTATTTAGGAGATTTTATGAGTTTTAAGTTTGATGTTGGTGATGAGGTTACAAGTTATTGTGGGTCTATGAAGGGTAAATTAACTTTCATAAATGACAGGTACAACAGGTGTAAGGTTTTATTTGATAATGGACTTTTAAGAGTCTATAGTAAGAATGCTGTTGAGGTTGGAGAGATATCTGATAAACCACACCCTAAAATAAAAACAGGAGATATATACTCAACGAACAATTATGGTAAGATTACAATTGTTGAATATATTAGCGCACACAATGTTGTTATTAGTTTTGAAGATGGTGCCAAGAGTACTGTACAGGCTTCTAGTATAAGACTTGGTAATGTACGTCATCCCTCTAGTGGTATCATTATAGGTGATAGTTTTACCAACGGAGACGGATGTGACTATAAGGTAGTGGCGTACCATAATCCACTGGATGTAGATATAGAGTGGTACGATGGAGTAGTAACTAAAAGACACATAGCAAATGGGGTTAAGAAAGGTGTAATATATTACCCAAACTATAAGTCTGTTTGTGGTATAGGGTATTTTGGTATTGGTAACTATATCTCAGATAGGAGTGGTAAGACAGGTAATTATAATAAACGTGTTTACGCTTCTTGGCAGCGTATGATAAGAAGATGTTATGATGAGAAAGAGCAAAAGAAGCCAAGTTGTATTGCCTATGTCGGGGTAAAAGTATGTGAGGAATGGCATTGTTTTCAAAACTTTGCTGAATGGGCAAGTGATAAGGAAAATAAGTTTATTGAAGGGTACGATTTAGACAAAGACATGTTTGGGGATGGTTGGTTATACTCACCAGAAACTTGTACGTTACTGCCATCTGAGGTTAACTGGTTTTTATCGGATAATTACTCTAATAAAAGTTCTGGCCTACCTGATGGAGTAAATATAGTAAAACCTAAGAAGGGTACAAATGCTACCGTGGGTTATATTGCTAGGTGTCATGTTGATAACGTGAGGCAGTACTTAGGTTTCTATAAAACCCCAGAAGAAGCTGCAGAAGTGTATAAGGTTGCCAAAGAAAGCGAAGCGGTTAGATTAGCTACTAAGTTTAAATCTGTCCTCAGTCCTAGAGAGTATATTAAACTGATGAATTTCACTTTGTCTGACATACACAGAAAGAAAGATACATAACCTCTTGACACCATCCATCACCTCCCTTATAATCCTCGTATCTTAATTGCTACGAGGATTTTTCTTATGAAAATATCACCATCTGAAATTATATTAACCCTTGTAATCCTATCGGTATTGTTTTACACGGGAGTTACACGTTACCAATCTTCACTTGTTCCACCATCTACATTACCAACCTGTACTGTAACTGACAACATTGTGACTCTCTATAATAAAAATCGTTCTAAAGCTAAAATTGAGTTGACCTGTGGTGAAGATGTGTATACTATAGACGAATTAAATGTAGGAAGAATTGTGTATAAGGAAAACCGTAGAGTATTTGGTTTGAAACATGCACCTGATGATAAATAATATGAGGGTTTAATACCATGAAAATTAAAGTAGAAGATTTACCAACATTAGAAGTACTTGTAGCTACTCGTGTTGGTTCTTCCCGTGAAGAAAGAAGAGAATTACTAGCTTACCTTCAAGTAGCTGAGAATATCCTACGGAATTTATATAAATTGGATGAGGATGAATTGTCCACAGCTAAGGATGATTTTCTAATAATGGCTGGTAAACTAACAATTAATTAGAGGATTTTAATGTGAAGATATCACACACTGAGATTCTACTTTGTTTGTGTATTGTGTTCGTATTGACCTTAACTATTGTAAACTCTTAATAAACAAGAAGGGTGTGTATAATGAAAATTAAAACTATACTTACTCAGCAAAGACGTGATTTCATTGCTGATTTAGAATGTGAACATTGTGGTGCTGCTCAAACACTCTCAGGAGGTTATGATGATGCGTTCTACCATACTAATGTAATCCCTAGCATCCATTGCCAATCCTGTGGTAAGGTTGCTCCTGAGAGCTACAGAGGGTTAACTACTAAGTATGCAGAAGGAGAAGTAATTTGATAGATTATAAACTATTCAAGCTTACTAAAGACAATCAACTCGCACCGTATGGATCAACCGTAAACTACGAATACCCCTCGGTGTTTGGATATTACACCCAACCAAGAACTTCTCTGTTAGATGTGGATGCTTGCACAGAAGATGAAGGTTGTTAGAAGACTAGATAAATGGGAGTATTGATTATAATGAATAAATTAGAACAATGTGAGGTTGTATTATGAAACACATAATCCATGTCAACCAATTAAAAATAAAGTCTAATCGGAAACATAATCAAACCGAACCTGTCCTAACATGTAAGAGTTACAAGGATAATCAGTACGGGCATGAAGTCGTGTTGACAGATAAAGTTACTGGTGTTGTATTGGGTAAATTCATCTACTCTCCAGATAAACCATTAAGTTGTGGCGCTCATGTTTGGTTTGAGTTTGATGATAATGTTGTTAATTTTGAAGTTGTTAATAAGGATGAATAAATATGAACCACGTAGATAAATATTATTGGGTTATTGATAACCCTAAACTTACTATTGGTGGAGGGCAAGCTACGATTGAACTTACTCCTCACATGGTTAATCCAGATAATGAAACCATTGAGACTGAAGATAGTAAGCAACCCTTAAATACCGCATCTCATTGGTGGGTCGAGGTTCAAGTTGAATCAGAAAATGAGTGTGGTAGTCAAGGATGGGAATGGTGCCATGATTGGGATTTAGATTGTGGTGGTAATACTGCTGAAGATGCTGTTAATAACTTATATGAGTTAGTGTTAGACAAATATGGAGAATATTAAAT